AACTGGTCTTAGATGAAGGCGACTTAAGAGATGTCACAGCAGGATTGTATAGAATTTATGTTGCAAAGCAGGATGTTTCAGGAATAGATAAACCAGTATACTCAGATCAAAATAATGGCATGGTATTTGATATACAGATTACAGAACAGATAGACCAATCACCGACACCTACACAGAGTGCTAATACATTTTTGCAAGTAGCATCAACAAATGAAGGTGACCCTGCAAATGTTTTTACAACTAGTGCATTCTCAGGAAATCAAGATAGAAACTTTCCAAATGCATTACATAGTTTAGCAATATACCCAGATGCTTATACAGGCAGTTTAGATGTACAGGCTAGTTTAGTAGAAAGTGTACCAAGTACAAATAATCTAAGCACTGATTGGGTCACTTTAGAAAGTAATATTGCGGTAACTAGTAGTAGTACCATTGTTTCTCGTAACTATACAATTAATGCAAACTGGATTAGAGTTTTATATACTCCTACTTCAGGTAATATAAGCCAAGTACTAGTAAGAAACTAGTTGACTTTTAACACTATATCCTGTATAATAATACTATGGATATAGACTTTTTAGTTGAGAGTGTACACCGCCTCCTTTTAGATAATTTGCCTGTAAAGACAAGCAAAACTCCTAGCGGCTGGCACACCATGAACTGCCCTATGTGTTCTGATAAAAGAAGACGAGGCGGCTTAATAAGTACTGGTGCAAAAATATCCTTTAACTGTTTTAATTGTGGCTTTACAACTGGTTGGGAACCTAACCCTACCTTAGGTAAAAAGTTTAAAGACTTAGCAACTAGATTGGGTGCAACTGAAGAAGATGTACATAAAGTCACAATTGAATTATTGAAATATACAGAAGATTTAGAAGTTGAAAGCACATCAGACTATGTATATACAATAGCAAAATTTAATACAATAGAATTACCTAAAAAAGTATCTACAGTAGAAGATTTAAAAGCAGATCATCCTGTAAAACTTTATGCAGAACAAAGAGGACTACTTGGTCTATATCCATTGCTATATTTTAATGAAAATTTGTATAAGCAACGACTAGTAGTCCCTTTTACTTACAATGGAGAACTAGTGGGTTGGACAGCAAGACATATTGCTCCCCCTGATAAGACAACACCTAAGTATCTACACAATATGCAACCAGGCTATGTTTTTAATGTAGATAAATTTGCTGATACAGAAAGAGAAATTGTTATAGTGACAGAAGGAGTTTTTGATGCTATAATGATTGATGGTATTGCTATACAAGGTAATAGTGTTGGTCCTGAACAGGCACATTTAATAGAAAAATTAGGCAAAAGAATAATAGTATGCCCTGACAGAGACCAAGCAGGTGTAGACTTAATGTTGCAGGCCGCTGAACTAGGGTGGGAAGTAAGTTTCCCGCCTTGGCATATAGATTGTAAAGATGCCGCAGATGCTGTGAACATGTATGGTAGACTAGCAACAGTAGGCAGTATTATAAAACATGCAACAAATAATAAACTTAAAATAGAAGTTAAGGCTAAAATGATATGATTAAAAGAATAAAAAATTGGGCGGATGTTTGTAAAGTACATTGGAAGGAAATTATATCCTTAGCAATAGCATTGCATTGGCTAATGGACTTATTAGTCATTGTGCCTATATCATTAGCAATAGGATACTTTTTTGGTGTACATATAGGACATACTCATTAATGAATTTAGTAACAAACGGATGTAGTTTTACTTTTGGACATAAAGACTCTGAACATGCTATGCCTCCAGATTGGGTATGGCCCAGTCGTTTTAACGAAATAAATGATATAACAAATGTTGTTAATCTAGCAGTTGAAGGTGGTTCTATGGACAGGGTAGTTAGAACAAGTATAGAATACTTTGAAAAAAATAAAGGAATAGATCTAGAAGATACAGTACTAGTAGTACAACATCCTACTCCTAATAGAGGGGAATGGTTTAATACAACAAATAAATTATGGGTAGGATATGTTAATAATGTAGAAAATGTACTTTATGATATAAGTTTAACAGATTATACTGTAGATGATTTAGATAAAATTACAACAGATACTGAAACAGAAAGAAAAGTAATTAATCAGTATAAATCTTTTGTTGAATCAGATTTAACTGAAACTATAAAATATTTTAAAAATATAATTTTATTACAAACATATTGTAAACAAAAAGGAATAAAACTTTTACAGGTAGGATTGTCAGCAAGATGCCTGCCAAGATTCCACTTTAAAGAATCTAGGCAAATTGTATCCAATAATATTTTTTGTAAAGAATTATATAAAATGATAGACGAATCTATAATATGTGATAGATTTTTAACACAAATAGCAAAAGGTAATGAAGAAAGTCCTGACGACGGTCATCCAAACGAAGTAGGACATGACTTAATTTTTAGATATATATACAATGAGATAAAGAAAAGATGGCAGATATAAAACAATATAACGAAGAAACACAAGAATTATTTTTAAGATTCTTATTGAGCGATCCTGACTTATTTGCAAGATGTCAAAACATTGTAAATCCTGCTTTCTTTAACATGAAGTATAGAAAGGCAGTAGAATTATTTGTAAGTCATAGTACAGATTTTAATGCTATCCCAACACCAGAACAGGTTAGTGCGGTAGCAGGAATACAATTAGACCCTATCCCTGATGTAACCTCTGATCATCATGAATGGTTTATGAATGAATTTGAAACATTTTGTAGGCACAAGGCATTAGAAAAAGCAATTATTGAGAGTACAGACTTACTAGAGAATCAAGACTATGGTACTGTGGAAAATAAAATTAAAGAAGCAAGCCAAGTCGGTCTAGTTAAAGACTTAGGTATAGAATACTTTGAAGATCCTAAAGCAAGGCTACAATGGATTAAAGATCAAGCAGGAGCAATTAGTACAGGTTGGAAAGGTATAGATCATAAACTTTATGGTGGTATGAATAGAGGCGAGATGACAATCTTTGCTGGTGGTTCCGGTGCAGGTAAGAGTTTATTCCTACAGAACTTTGCAGTTAATTGGGCTTTAGCAGGTATGAATGCAGTATATATTAGTTTGGAGCTCAGTGAACAACTTATCAGTATGAGATTAGATAGTATGGTATCTGGTTATGGCACTAAAGAAGTTATGCGTAATATGGATGATGTTGATCTTAAAGTTCGTATGAAGGCTAAAGGAGCCGGTAAATTAAGGGTAAAGCAAATGCCCAATGGTGTAAACGCAAATGATATAAGAGTATTCTTAAGAGAGTATGAAATATCGTGTGGGGAAAAAGTAGATTGTTTATTAGTTGATTACTTAGACTTGATGATGCCTATTAGTGCAAAAGTAAGTGGCAGTGATCTGTTTATTAAAGACAAATATGTATCTGAAGAGTTGCGTAATTTAGCAGTAGAGAAAGACTTATTATTTGTAACAGCCTCTCAGTTAAACAGGGGAGCAGTAGAAGAAATAGAGTTTGATCATCATCATATTGCAGGTGGTATTAGTAAGATACAAACAGCAGATAATGTTGTGGGTATATTTACAAGTAATGCTATGCGAGAAAAAGGTAGATATCAAATACAGTTTATGAAAACACGTTCTAGTAGTGGTGTTGGCACAAAAGTAGATTTGAGATTTGATCCGGATACATTAAGAATTGAAGATTTACAAGAGGGCGATGAAGATTCCGACACAGTTACAGCAACCAGTTTAGTTGATCAACTAAAACGTGGTAATTCTATAAAAGCAGAAGAGCCTGAACAAAAAGATACTATAGGACAAGCCATGAACATGCGTGAGTTCCTTAAAAAGAATGACTTATAATGATAAATAGCATTATACATATTTTTTGGAGATACCATGCCTAAGGCTCGTAGTATATTAGAAGAACTAAATCAAATATCTGTAGACAGAGATAGAAATCATGTCACATCTAATAGAGGTGAACATGTAATTACCAGTGCGATTAATTTAATAGAACAAATAGAATTAAATTATGATGAAAAAACTGCTAAAGATTTAACTAATAGACTAATTAACAGTATAAGAGGCAGAGATGTCAAAAAATTCTCCAGAGGTATTAAAAAAGTTATAAAAGAATCTCAGAGAGAAGACCATGCTAATTAAAGAAGTACTTAATAGTACAAATACATTTCCTTTAATAGAATCCAAACTTATAAACAATGGAGATATCATTAACCATGAGGGTGGAACATATGTGTGGGACGAAGAATCTCAAGCATTCCGGGTAGAAAACC